GAGCGTTTCGACATCACTCAACGCAAATTTAGCGAGGCCATTCGCTGCGTCATAGATTGTTAGATTTTTAGTTATTAATACTGAAGCGTCAGAGATGGTTGATAAAAAATCAATCTTGAGAGATGATCCCGTTAAATTCACCGGAGTTGATCCATCGTCCTCGACATATGCAAACGTAAATAAATAATCATCGCCCGCGACTATGCAAGCGTTATAAATCTCTGGACATGCCATTAATGATCTCCTGTTCCGTTGATATAATTTAGTGAGTCTGCGCCAAATAATGTCACGACCCCGCCCGAATCCTTTACCCCAGCTCCTGCCGCGCCACCTAATGAATTATTATTAGCCCCAGCCAATCCTTGGCCGTCGCCAGTTGGGGTATCTCCCGCGACTCCGATGGTTCCAGATCCGCCAACAATTAATCCGCCAGCTCCTCCGCTCCCACTCGCTCTACCGCGTCCGCCGTCTCCGCCGTCTCCGCCGATTGCGCCAGTGCCATCATCCAGCCCAGCAGAACCTGAAAAACCGCCGCCGCCGCCGTTTGGCGCAAATATAACCCCCTGAGCTGTTGGATAGTTTGCGTTTCCTGTAGATCCGCTGAGGTAAATATTAACCGTATTTCCCTCTGCATCGATTACCGTTCCGCCTGCTCCACCATTTTTTATTACTGGAGAGGACCAGCGAGATCCGGGCGGCCCGTCAGGACTGTAAACCATTTTTTGACCATCCGCGCCAGCTCCACCGGCCGCTTGTAGATTCGCGTCATTATATAATATTATATTAATAACGCTACCCGATGCAAATCCGCCCACCCGGATAGCTGGCGTTGTTGCGTCTGAGCTGCCGCAAATCGTTCCATCAAAAATAAACCAAATTGTGACCGCAGAGGATGGAGCCCCTGCATACTGATTATATAAATTGATATCCGTTGTATTGCCTGTTATTACAATCTCCGCATTGTCTGCAAAAACGGGTTCATAGCTTAACGCAGTGATAGCGTAGTGTCTGCCAACGCTTGAATATACAGGTCTTATGCTTGTTATTTGTGCGCGAGTCGCAGTTGATTTCAATCCGTTAAATCCTACGTCCTCATCTACAGCGATATCTACAACATCGCCTAGGTTGAAATTTAACTTGGATTCCTGAGTTGTCCAACTAAAAATTTTCGGATCAATATACCGAGAGACCCATCTCTGTGTGAGTAAATCCGCCGCGTCTTTGCTTAAAAATGATGAATATTTAAAGATTTTAGTTTTAGGTTCGCCGTATAACTCTGGAATTTCTAGATCAGTTCGTTGAAAAAGAGAGGCTTTTGTATAGTTTTCGACCCCATCGCTTTTAGCTAAAAAAGGTTTATTATAGATCATCAAGGCTCTTGTTGATCTCAATTGCTCATCTGATACTATTTTAACTGTTTTGTAATCAATTTCAGCGCCCTCTCTTAACTGTGCAGCTGATTGTTTCCACACGCTGATAGCACTCATTTTTATTGTGTGCGAAACAGGATCATCCCACAGATCAATCATAAAATCCGTGAGCAGTTTTTCGATAATATCTTTAGTCTGTTTCGTTTCAAACCAGATTGTATCTATTCTCGTCGTCGCGTGCCATTCGTCGATCTCCGTTGTCCAATCTGCAATTGGGATCCGATTTGCATCCACGCCCACATCAATCAGTATTCTACGTATTAATGTATAAATGGCTTCATTATCTGATATCTCGCAGATATAAATCTCATCGCCTTGACTATGTGTATCTGCTGTTGTTTTAGTGAGCGTTGTTGTGTAAACAATATTTGAGCCCCTTGTTGCAACTGTTACTGTCGCTGTCCCTGTTCCAATGTTCGAAACAGAAACGATCTTCATAAACTCATCACTAATTCTGATTGTGTCTCCAACGAGATAATTAATATTTGCATCAACCGGGATTGTTGTTGTCGTAGCGTTTATATCTAGCCGAAGCGATCCCATCAACGGAATTGGCCAAACTGACTCATTGATATTAATTCTCGCTAATTCGTCTTTGCAGATTAATTGCCATTTTCCAGAATTTGAGGTTAGTTTGTCTGCTAGATAATATCTAATCTGTGCACCATTTGCCAAATCAATCGAACCATCTGATTCTAGCCGATAGTTTTTTATTCGCACAGGTTTATTAATAACTATCTGACGCGCATTCAATTTGCCAAAAAAAGTACCTGAATTTATAACGTCATCAGTCACCCCAGCCGTATTTGGGTTTGGATCTATACCAGTAAAATCTATCAGATTAATAGAGAGCGTTCCCCTGCTTGCCAGTCCTCTGCCGCTTTGTAGTTTAGCTGTAGATTCTGTAATACTATCAATACATTTATAGATGTTGGATTCAGGCAATACGCCAGCATAGTTTGTAAATTTATAAGTTTTGGTGGCGTTTGCGGCTTGGTCACAACTTAATGGAGTGCCGAAACCCAGCCCGCCAGCTAGCGTGCAAGTGCCTTCAACTACGGGTAAATCAATTTCAACAATTGTAAAATGCGTTTGGTTAAATTGTGATTGACTCGCGCTAAACGTGCTCATCTCGTAAAAGCCTTAAATGACATCTTGCAGTTATTAAGCGCTCTCGTTTCTGAGTGTGCTGTAAATTCTGCGCTGTTCAGTTCGTAACAAACATAACTTGATTCAGGAGCGGCTTGATCTTCATTGATAAAAAATAGATTGCTTTCGGCAAAATCTAAAAAACGCTGCATCTCGATTCTACAAAAACTAGTCAATAAATTGGGCATATTTAACGAGATAGAAATGGGTGTAAAATCTCTCAGCGCAGAAATGGGAGCCGCTATACTATTAGTAGAGAGCTTGTTCTTGTTGTAACGCCCGAGCCAAGCTCGTTCATGACCTCCGACCTCTCCGAAATTTGGAACAATGAGCGCATCACCAGCCGCAATATATGAAACTGTTGGTTTTATGTCACCTGTAGCGTTAATCAATTTCACTTTTAGATTTGCAAATGAGCGCCGTGTAAAATTAAAAACGCAGGTGCGATCACGTAATAAATTAACGCTATTAATTAAAGTTGTTCCGTCTTGAATTTGCACAATTGAGCTACCCGAGCCGTCGCCCTTCACGATTATTCCTGAAACTGCAATATAATCAATCGCTGACACAGCGCCAAAAGAGATCGTGAGCGTTGTTGCGTGACTGCTCGTATAGTTTAAACTAAAATCCTGATTGACAATATTATTACTGTCGTCTGTGCTTGCACCAGTCTCGATTGTTGGCGTGTAGCTAGATAGAATATTACTCGTTGTTAGTATCATCCTCTGCCTTGCCTCGCGTGCTCGTTTAGTTGTCCGGCGATTGCGTCAATTAATGCATCGCCAGAGTTAACATCAAACTTTACTATAATATTATTATTTCCGACATTTCCAGCAACGCTTAGATCTAGTGTGCTTGTTTCTGTTTGTTGTTGTGTTTGCGGTTGTGTTTGTGTTGCAGCAGATAAAGAAGGAGAAGGGGGCGCACTCCCTCCGCCCTCGAATGTTTGTGATGAGATAGTAGCAATTTGTGCAGCACCCATAGCGCCAACTGCGATAGCTAGCGGGATATTTGGCATTGCTTTAGCGATCCCCGCCGCTGTCCCAGTGACCGCCTCTCCCAATTTTAACGCCCGACTTACTTCAAAATTAACTTTGGCCGCTTTCTTATTTCCCTTCGCAAATTCATCCAGGGCTTTTAGTCCAAATTTTGCGGTAGCATTATCAACCTGCGCTTTTTTTGCGCCTTCTTTTATCGAGCCGTCAATGCGATCTGTAATGCCCTTTTGCGTGATCTCATTTTTGCGTCTAACAAACTCTTCTTCTGAGATTAATTTTTGATCTAAAAGCTGCTGGTTTAATTCTAGCTCTAATGCATTTTGCTCTTCAATGCGTTCTAAATCTGTCTGCGATAATTCGAGCAAACGCTCTCTAAATTCTACAGCGAGTGCTAGCCGTTTTTCCATTGCATCCGTTTCAGTTATGTTTTTATTCTCTTCAGCGAGATCGATTAACTCACTCTCACGATCTAATCTATCTTGTAGTGCTGTGATCGCCGTTTCATTTTCTGCTGCTAAATTTTGCTGACGTTTGTCAATCGCGTCCAGCTCTCTAATTCGCTGCTCGCCCTCAAATGCAATCCTGCGTTCCTCTTCTTTTTTTAGCGCGTCTTCCTTCGCTCTTAATTCTAAATCAATTTTTTCTTGCCTATCTTCCGACGTTTTTACATTTTTATTTATCGTGATATCAAATGCAGCGTTTCCTAGTTTTTGCAGCGCATCTCGTTGTTCTGTGAGCAATTTTATTTTTTCGCTAACGCTGTCAATACGACCGCCAAGCGCATGATACCCAGAACCCGCATCTTTTGAGGATTTCGTTGTTTGTATTTGCAAATCCCGCAGCTCTTGAACTCGTTTAATTAGAGCCGCAATTTCTTTAGTGAGTTCTACGGATTTTTTAGCCGCGTCATTTGCGACAACATCACGCTGAGCATCATCAAGCAATCCAATGCTCTCGATCTGGTTTTTGATTTCCTTAGTTGTTTTTTTGAGCTGCTTTTCTTTTTCAGATTCCCAATCGATAAATACGGCGGCAGAAATAGCAAGCGTTGCTAAAAGTCCGATCCAACCTCCCATTAATTTCAGCGCAACATCCCCCGCCCTTCCTAATGCTGCAATTCCACCCGATGCCGCGACAGCTCCAGCAGCGACCTTGCCCGCATTTATTGCGGCAGCACCCAGCGCACCCGTCAATCTACCGCCATAAATTATGGCTGCAATTTCACCAACTTTTACAACCTCAGCAAGGTGTTCGGAAAGAAAAACAATACTATTCCCAGCTCCCGTGACCGCCGTTTTTATTCCGTCGTTTGCGCCAACAAATTCTATCGCGTTGTTAGTCGCTCGCTCAATCAATTGACTAAAAGTTCTCGTTGATTTCGAAAAATCAGAATTGATTTTATCGCTATATGACTCTAGAGATTTTATTAGAACGTCTGACGTGATTAACCCCTGAGCCGCTAATATTCTCAATTCTCCCGCTGTTTTCCCCGTCGATTTGCTCACCGCCTCCATGATCAACGGCGCCTGCTCTGCAATGCTATTAAATTCATCACCCCTTAACGCTCCCGACGCAAACGCTTGCCCAAGTTGTCGAATTGCGCCTGAGGCTTCTTGCGTTGTCGCTCCACTAATTGCAAACGATTTGTTGATTGAAGAGGTGATATTTAGTAGACGCTCTTGAGAGATATTTAGTGTCCTAGTTGATCTCTCTAGTTTTGCGTAGAGTTCAGCACTAGAGCTAACTGATGTTCCCGTTTCGTTTGCAATTTTGAAAACTTTGCTTGTGACTGCTGCGAGATCTTCCGTTCCCTTCGTCGCTAGTTTTAGTTTGTTTGTGATTGAAGTGAATGCGTCTGCGTATGCTATTATTTTAGCAGTCGCGAGACTAACTGATATTGCTGATGCAATTGAAGATAACCTAAATTTATCTAGGGAAACTGTGGTTTTCTTTGTTTTGCGATCTAGTTTATCTGTCGCGCTAGTCGCCCCGCGCATTTTTGACGAGAATTTAGACGTATCTGCATCAAGCTCAACAATTATTTCCTGTGTAGCCAATTTAAATCCGCTCCATTTTTTACTCTCTCAAAATTTAACATGATTGATAAATCGATATCATCAGCGTCTTTAACGTCAGCTAGATTTTTAATTTCAGCATAATCTAAGAGCCAAGCTTCGCTGGGAGCTATTTTTAATTCTCTCACTAAATAACGCCACCAGCCCCAATAATCAAAACTCCCAACTGATTTTATTTTTTGTCTTGCTCGATAGCCGCTTTTTTTTTAGCTTCTAGCTGCATTTCTTTAAACTGTTTATCCAGCTCATAAATTGCCAAAACCATCACCAACGGCCAAGGCTCCGCCATATCGGTTTCATCAACGGACGGCATCCAGCCGACTCTAAACATTGCGTCCTCAATTTCAATTAGCGGAATTGAGTTGTCTGTAATGAGAGAATGAAACGCATGAGCAGCTACATCAAAATTGCAAATCTCATACAGGCGAGATAATCGTTCTGTTAGTGCTAGTTCACGCGCGTCCTCATTTTCATACTCAGCGATAAAACTAAATAAAGTCGCCCATAAATCCAAACCTGTCGCAGTTTTGAATTTCTTCATCGCCGCGAGGCTCATTTTTATGTCATAATCTTTATAGCATAGTTTCATATTTATGCAGCGGCTATGTGCGTTATTACTCCGCTAGATAGTAACGTGATAGAAGTGCTCACTTTATCACCATGAGGCAAGGCGTCGGATAAACCTGTTGGAACCATTGTTGCGCTAAATGATTCCTGCGTAGTCGTCGCACCTGCGTAAGTGATCGTGTAGGTGTCTTGCGCGCCAATCAATGCATCCGCTCTGATTGCTCGATAAACTGTATCATTATTATAGACAATTGTTCCCGCAATTTGCATTTGTTTCCCAGCCAGCTCATTATCTAGCAGGACAATATTATTCCCTGACGATTTATTGCTTACATCGATCGGCGTTCCGTTGAATGTAACTGTAGCCTCCATCTGCCCAACGATCACGCCCGCGCCTTTGCTTACGAGTACTGTAGTA